TTGAAAAAATACTCTTGCGATTATTGCGGAGAAGAAAAGTTATATAAAGAATTTGCGGCCCGGTTCAAACGAGGCGGCAAGCTTGTTCGTTATCGCAGTCAAGCTCCTCATTGCTCTTATTGCGAAACTAAGCGCCAATCCGAAAGTCGCCACAAAGACCGCGTCAATTTTCTTAACTCAAAGTTGCGGGACATCAATAGCCGGGCAAAAAAAGACGGTCCTAAATTATCCGTCAAATGCACCGTAGATTTTTTGCTGCAATTGTTTGAAGAACAGAAAGGACTGTGCGCCATTTCTGGAATGCCCATGACATGGGGCCACGAAGGACAACACGGCAACAGCGGCAACCGGCGCGGGACAAACATATCAATAGACCGGATAGATTCCGACCTTATGTACAACCCGGAAAACGTCCGCCTAGTCTGTGACCGCGTCAACAAAATCAAATCCAACATGGACGACACCGACCTGTACTTCTGGTGCGCCCAAATTGCAGCAAGTATCCGAAGACTCTAACGCTTGCGAAGTTTCTTGGCCGCGTCCTCAATTAGCTTGAGTCTCTTCTCGTAAAACGACATCGACTCCTCACCGACCTCGGTCATCGGATCTTCTTCCCTGTAATGCTCGGCCTCTTCTAACGCGTCTTCCCACTCGTCCCCCGGATCACGGTTCACGGGGTTAGTTCCGTAATGCTCATGACCCAGCCCATGGGGATAGCAATCTCTGCATCCCCTTCAGACACATTTCCATATTCGTCGGGGATGATGTGAGGACAGACAATTAAGCGTTCGTCATCTATATGAATAACCGCTCCGCAGGACAAGACCGTCGCTTCACGGATCTGCTTCAGATCTTCCAGCGGTCTCCACCCGTCCTTAGTTCCCCCGCAAGCATCGCGCCACTCTACTAAATAAAGCTTGGTGTTCATCTTGTATACGACTCTTGTATGCGATAAGGTATCGTTCTACCTTTAAGCCTACTACATAACTGAGGAAAAAGAATGGAATTCAATCCAAACCTGCGCATTACTCGGAAGGCAGACCGCGTCGAGGCTGCCAAATCTTTTGAAGACAACGAGGGGTTCCGGGAGTACGTGATGGACACGTTAGAAAAAATGGTTAGCGAATCCCCGGCGTCGGAAGAGTTTAAGATCATGGAGTCTTTAAGCTATTCGTCAACCGACGAAGAGTTTGTTTTTAAGTTATGCCAGATGGGCTACATCATTTACACCGACTTCCTCATGGACGCTTATGCAGGGTTTGAGAAAAAGCATCTGCACTAATGCGGCACTGCTACGCTTGCAACAAATCCGGCGTCCCCATCAAAAACGCTTTATGTGAAAGGTGTGCTTATGACCTTTGTCGAATTGGCCCTGACCATCTCCCTGCTTTCCAACGTAGTCCTGTTCGCTGTGCTTCAGCAGAACAAATATCAATTGACCCTCTTGAAAGACAACGCCAGACGGTTCGAGAAATATTAATGGACGAAGAGACATATAAGCATTTGATATAAGCTTATACGAAACTATGATTGACCCAAACCCCGGAGGTATGCGATGCTCCGGGGTGTTCCATGTGGAACATTCTTTTAACTACTTTGGGATTTAATCATGAAACCAGAAACCACCCACGACGTACCGCTGACTGAAGCGGAAGCGCAGTACGGCAGACCCCAAGACCGCATCGTCAAGCTGCTTAATCTAGGATTCAGCCGGGATGAAATCTTTCACGACATTACCGAAAAATGCTCCATGTCTTTCCACAAAAGCAAGTCCCCCAAAAAGCATAAACAGGAACTCGCGGACCTCATCGCCCAGATAGACTGCATCAACGTCTTCGCTACCGGCACGATCCCGGAGGGGGTATGAGTGACCGAACAGGAACCCTGCTCATTGCCGCCGCTGTCGGCGTAGCCGGGATACTCGTCGTCCTCGGCGTACTATTCCTCTTGATCCTTTGACCATGACCCGTGGTTCGTGAATAGGTCATTTCTGGCCACGGTTCACGGACCACGGTGCTTAATTACGCTATCTATATAGTGTTTCCCAGAAAAATAAAAAAATAAAAAAATAAATTAAAAATAGGCGTAACCGGCGTAACCGCGTAACCATGGCTTGAAGGCCGCATAAACGCTGGGTTTTGGGGGTTACAGCAGGTTACACGGGTATACACCATTATGTGCAAAGCTTGTTAATCAAGCTATCCACATTGAGGTTTTTCAGTTTTAAAAAATATTTATTTTTATTTCTCTAGAAAACACTATAAGGAAGGTCAAATTAAGGTATGGTTATGCTGACTTACTCACATACGAGGTCTTGAATGACTAAGCAGAAAAGCCGCTATGCCAAGGTGCTGGACACCAAGGCGGCATCCCTTCCTGAAGCCAAGCGCCAGAAACGCAACCGACCTCCGCTGGCCGAAAAGCGCCTGACCCGAAAGCAAGAGCTTTTTGTACGGGAACTGGTGTCAAAAGATGGACAGATAACCATGCGGGAAGCGGCGATCAACGCGGGCTATCCCGAACGGTCTGCCCATGTCCGAGCTTCTGAACTAACCAACCCCAAGATCAGCCCGCACGTTTGTCGGGCGATCCGGGAGTATCGGCAAGAGCTTGATCAAAAGTACGGCGTGGAATACCAGCGCCACCTTCGGGATCTTCAAGTCATCCGGGATGCTGCGTTGGATAGCGGCGCGTATTCTGCCGCAGTACAGGCGGAGTATCGCCGGGGTCAGGCGCAGGGGGACATCTACGTCAATAAGACGGAGATCCGGCACGGCACGATTGAGCAGATGAGCAAGGAAGAAGTGATTAAGGCTTTAGACGAGTTGAAACAGGTGTATGCTCCGATCACGCATGATGCCGACCCGTCAGATGCGGGCAACCGCCAAAAGGCAAAAGAACGTTTGGCAGAAATAGATGGCTGACATTCTGGACACTCCGGTCAAAGCAAAGCGACCACGGGAGGCTAGCTTTTGGCAGGCCATGAAACAGGCCATGAAAACACACCGCCCCGATTGGAGCGCCACGCGATTGGAGTCTCGCGCAACGCAGGGGGTCCCGGACGTTTTAATTTTGGACAGTGGGGGCAATTGGCATCTGGTGGAGTTGAAGACCACGCAAAACAATTCTGTCCAGATCTCCCCCCATCAGGTGGCGTTTGCTACCAAACACGCCCACGGCAGTTGTTGGATCGCGGTTAAGCATTCTGCGGGGGTGTCCCTGTACCGTGGCGACTGCGTGATAGACCTGCGCCTAGAAGGGTTGGAGTCTGAAGCCACGGCTTTTTTCCCTGCCCCCGTGGATTGGGCCGCCTTCTTTAAAAGACTTGCCCCGTAAGCGACACATCGCATATACTTTAGGTGGGCAATGATGCCCGCACAGATTGGGAGAAATAAGCGCTGTTTTTTCTTAAAAGAATCGAGAAAAATTTAAACGAAGCAAAAAAAAGGTTGCGGGACCAGCGCCTTAAAAACATGGCGCGGGCTAGCCAATTTGAAAGAGGTTTACACCATAGATGGGAGAAAAAAGTTATGACAAGAGGTGAAGCTGCGGAACAGCGATATTCGGGAATGACCTATGACCACGCTCTGCCGCAGGGCTGGGTGGACGCCTGTACGGAAAAAGGCATGGACCCTAGAGGTCATTTTGTCTGGTTGTATGATGACTACGTCGGACGCCCTGCGCCGATTACCGAAGAGGGTGAAAGGATTAATAGCTTACTGGCGCGTAACCCATGATCACTCACGTATATGATTTTTGTTTTGAAATAGAGTGCGGCTTGTCAGACCCCCATGATGTTCCTGCGGAAGTTTTGCGGGCCGCCATTCAGCAGTTGATAGATTCTTTGCCTGACGAAGAATTACTCGACGCCTGCGCCATCGTGGACAGCGTTGCGCACTGACCCCGCTTCGGCGGGGTTTTTCTTGTCAAGCTTTTTTTTCACGCCTCGCAAACCCGCACCGTTATTGACCCCGCCGTTTCAAATCGCCCCGATTTGCCCGCTTATTGGAATTTTAAAAAATACCGTATGTTATAATATGCGCATCAAGTCCAAGCGACTTCGATGTTCTTTAACAGCGCTGGCCTAGCACCGAGACGCGAGTCCGCTATCGGATGGCAACTTCTCAAAAACATTCATTTTCACTTTGGGAGAAAAGCAATGGATAATTCACTTTACGTTGTAATCGCGGCTAACCACTGTTGGGGTGCGGCAGAGTCTTTAACCGAGGCACTGAGCAACGCTCACTTGAGAGAGCAAACCCGTCTGAGTCATTTTGATTGGGTGTTCGATCAAGAGGAGTTACAGGAACGGTGGGATAGCTGGAAAAAATACGGCGAGCAGGATTGGCGAGAAGAGATTGAGTTCTCTGATGAAAAGCCAACCGAGTGCCTGATCTACCGGTTAGATTGCGAGGTCTGGAAAAGCTACCGGATCTGCGACATCACGGGCGGGATAAGTGCCGAGCCTCTTGATCCTGAGATGACCGGCGCGGAGGCCAGCAAAAAGCTGGCTGAAATCCAGATCAGGGCGCTGTTCGATGACGGGGTATTAAAACCCCTCAAGTGAATCCAAACCAACCCCGCCCCGGCGGGGTTTTTTTTGGCCCGCGTATGCGATACTCTCCCCCTGCGGAATCCACCGCGTCACTTTGGGAGAGTGAACATGACAACATTGGAATACGGGCAGGACCCTGCCACCGTGACCAACCCCGATTATTGGGATTGCGAATGCAAGACTAATTACATCCGGCCCAAACAAAGCTTGGGTGCGGACCAATCAAAATTTGAGTGCCCCCTCTGCGGGGCGAGTGAAGACGAACAGCCGGACAGCCGAGCAGATGAAGTGGCGGCGGCACTGGCGGACGTTGAGTTGTGGCCTGCAATTGAAATGCGAGATCACTATCAGATTCACGGTTGGGTTTCGATGGATACGAAGATCGACATCTTGGCGTCATCGGAAGAAGAAGCGATAAAGATTGCCGAGCGTGTTTTTAATCAGCGCGTCATCGATATGTATAACGCCAGCATTGGAGCCGACGAACGGGTGAATGACGATTGGTATGAACCCGGATGTGACCAAATGGAAATCGTGGACGTTCGCGAATATGACGGCGACGCCTGCTGGACGCTGGAATCCAGCGAAGGATTGCCCTATTGAAATTTTAAAAAGAGGACTTGCCGCCCCGTTTACGGTATGCGATAGTTCGGGTTCGGCAATCCGCCGCTTACTTTGGGAGATACACCATGCAACACACGATTGAAAATTCAGACAACACCCTGACCCGCTTGCTTCAACAGGTGCAGGATCAAGCCGCTAGATCGCAGGATTTTCTGGCACCGACTAATCAGCTTCAACTCATGACCGGGGATCGGGGCGATGGCAGTAAGGTCAGCCAGATCATCATGGAACAGTCTGGCGGGGCACCGACTCAAATTCTCGCCGCTAATGAGGTGGCGTTTGACCAGATCAGCCAGCGGGCCGGTATCGACGTTCGGACTGCTCGCCGGTTACAGCAGGATTACTCCACCGAGTTTGATGGATTGATCAACGCTATCTGGCAGAAAGAACCGGCGGTGCGGATGATCCGTTCGTTCCAGCATTCTGACCGAGCAGGCACTGCCCGCGCATTTGTCAGCGACAAATTTAAAACGTTCGATAACGTTCACCTGTTGCAGTCCGCACTGCCCGAACTGCTGGAAAGCGATGCCCAGTGGAAAGTGGTGAACGGTCAGGTGACTGACAAGCGGCTGTACCTCCGACTCAAGTCTGAAGTAATCACGGGGGAAGGCGCGGCTGTTGGCGACATCATGGCGCTGGGCATTGGGATGTCTAACAGCGAAGTCGGTTGCGGTAGCGTGAACGTGTTCCAAATGTTCTGGACGCTGGCCTGCCTGAACGGGATGCAGACCGAGAAGCGGACCCGCAAGTCTCATATCACTGGGGCGCGTGGCGATGCCGATACGTGGGGCCTGCTGACTGACGAAGCCAAAGATGCGGATAACCATGCGCTGGCGCTTCAAATGCGGGATGTGACAAGGGCCTACGCCAGCCGCGAGGCGTTTGACGAAGTGCTGGAAAAAATGAAAGCTGCTCACGACGATAAAGTCGAGGGCTCGCCGCAGTCGGCTGTCGAGGCTATGGGCAAGGTATTGGCGCTCACCAAAAAGGATACCGCCAGTTTGATGGACGGCCTGCTCGCCACTATCGGGCAGGCAGGCTACGCCGGTCAGCCTGTAACCCGCGCCACTATGGTGAACGCCGTCACGGCGGTAGCGCATCAGGCCGAAGCAGATAATGTTGACGATTGGCAGAAACTAGGCGGGCGCGTTCTGGACCTGCCCCGCTCCGATTGGCAACGAGTAGCGATGGCCGCATAACCCGGTCCCCAAAGTGCCCCCCGTATGGTTCGCCCTGCGGGGGGTTTTCTTTTTCTGGGGTATGCGATACATTCCACCAGTGCGGCAATCCTGCCGCGTACTTTGGGAGAAACGATTGTGAAAAAACCAACGATTGAAGACTTAAAAAATACAGTGGAGCAGTTTGAATATCTTGATTGGCACGGCGAGTATCAGGGCAAATTTTATTATAAGGGGATCGCGGTGACCTGCGATGATTTGGGGGACATTGCCACGCTAATGGTGGAAATGCGCGACGATGGTTTTGATCTTCCCAAATGGGACCATCAGGATAGTCTTGGGATGGGCTACATCGCGGCATGGCGGCCCAGTGTTTTCGCAACCGCAACTGCGGAGGTTTGAACCATGGCCACATTAAATTTAGACCTTCGCGATTATGATATTGAGCCGCATGAAATTTCGCTTTCCTCGTATGAAATTGGCGCGATGCTGGAAGCGAACAGTATCGAGCCTGATGATTTACACGCCGAATGGCCCGCGCTAGATCGTTACATCCGCGAAGAATGCGAGCCCGATTTAAACGCGGACAAAATTGCGGAGTTGATTGCGGGCGGCGGCTGGGAACCCGATGATTTAGACCGGTTTATCATAAATTGCGTTCGGTGTTTAAAACTGCAAATTATTGGGGAGAAACAAAGGGCGGCGAGAGCGGTGCGGGATCTCGAATATGGCTCCCCATTGGAAACCGCCGAAGCGGGATAGCCCGCACCCGATCCGATAGCCCGCCACACTGGCGGGCTTTTTTTTGCCCGCACGGTATGCGATAGTGATCAGGCCGCGATTGGCGGCGATACTTTGGGAGAGTAATCAGTGAAGCTATTAGATACCCGAGGGG